CATCACAATTGGATGCTGCCAAGTTCCTATTAAATAAGACATTATCTAACGCTCCTACAGAAGTAGCACAAAAAACAGAACTATACGCTGAAGTGAATCAGTATTCATGGGAAGAATAGTAATCCCCTATAAGCCACGTGAAGCCTTTGCCCCATTACATAATAGCAACAAGCGATGGAAGGTAGTAGTAGCACATCGTAGAGCTGGCAAGACAGTAGCTTGTATCAATCAGCTTATTAAAGATGCAGTCACTTCTAAGCAACCTAACTTTCGTGGTGCTTACATTGCACCTTTCTACAAGCAATCTAAATCAGTTGCATGGGATTACGTTAAACATTATACAAGGGTAATCGATGGCATCACGGTCAATGAGTCTGAGCTTCGTATCGATTTTAAGAATGGCGCTAGAATTCAGCTATTTGGTGCTGATAATGCCGATAGTCTGCGTGGCTTGTATTTTGACAGTATTATTTGCGATGAATATGGTGATTGGAAGTCTACTGTGTTCCAGTATGTGGTACGTCCTGCGCTGGCTGACAGACAAGGTAAAGCAATTATCATTGGTACTCCAAAGGGTAGGAATCAATTTTGGGAAGTCTACGATAGGGCAACTCGCTCAGATGATTGGCTTGCGTTAAAGATAACAGTAGATGAATCAGGCATATTGCCACAAGCTGAGATAGATTCATTAAAGACAGAGCTGTCAGAGGATGCGTGGCGGCAAGAGATGGAGTGCGACTTTGATGCTGCATTGCCAGGCGCTATATGGGGCAGAGAACTGTACCAAGCTGAACAAGATGGTCGCATCACAGAGGTCGAGTATGATAGATATGCAGATGTCTATACTGCATGGGATTTGGGTTACTCAGACGATACAGCTATTTGGTTCTATCAAGTAGTGCATGGTGAGGTTCACTTCATTGACTACTACAATGCCTCCGGCAAGTCTATTGACCATTACGCTGCACAAGTATTAAGCAAGCCTTACAAGTATAAGACACACTTCTTACCGCACGATGCTAGAGCTAAGACATTGGCCTCTGGTGGCAAGTCTGTGATTGAGATGCTGGCTGAACATTTAAACATTAACAAGATGGCAATTACTCCTAGCTTGTCTATGCAAGATGGTATTCAAGCTACACGTCAGATGATGCCTAGAGCATGGTTTGATAAAGAGCGTTGTCATGATGGCTTAGAAGCATTGAAACAATATCAGCGTGAGTGGGATGATGACAAGAAAATGTTTAGAGATAAGCCTAGACACGATTGGACATCACATGCTGCGGATGCTATGCGTTACGCTTCTATTAACTGGCGTGAAGAAGTTAAGCCAGAGGTAGAGGAAATACCAATTAGAGGCATATCAGTAGGACAGACAGATGTAACCCTTGACGAACTATGGGCATCTCAACCAAGAAAACAACCTAAGAGGATTTAACATGAACTCAGTAATTACTGGTGGCTATAAGCTAATCACAGCAACAGGCAACGTAAGCCCTATCAACACAGACTTGCTAGGCATTTTTGTATCAGCAGCATCTAGCACACCTACAATCACTATCTACGACTCAGCTACAAATACTACAACAGCTAAGGTAGTCGAAACATTTACACCTGTGGCTGCAACTTACTACACAATCCCTGCATCATTAAGTGCTGGCTTGTACATAGTAATTAGCGGAACTGTAAGCGCAACTGTATTCTTCGGTTAAGGATAACTTATGGCTAAAGTAGCAGAGGTGACATCAGAGGTACAAACGTACCTTGACATGTTTAGCCAATACGAGAAAGAGTTTGCTAAATGGGAAGGCCGTGTAGAGAAGATTCTTAGACGCTATCGTGATGATAGAACGACTACGACTGCACAATCTCATTACAACATCTTGTGGGCTAACGTATCAACCCTTAAGGCTGCTACCTTTAGCCGTATGCCTAAGCCAGATGTATCACGTAGACATAAAGACAATGACCCTGTAGCCCGTGTAGCCGCAATGCTATTAGAACGTGCGCTAGACTTCGAGATTACTAACACAGAAGACTTCCATCATGCGTTGGCATCATGCGTATCAGACAGATTCTTAGGTGGCCGTGGTACGACATGGATTCGTTATGAGCCTGTTATTGAAACAGACCAATTCCAAGTATCAGAAGAAGATGAGCAATCAGAGTCTGTAGGCGAATACCTTGACATCGAGCAAGCGCCTGTAGATTACGTTCATTGGCGTGACTTTGGCCATTGCTATGCACGTACATGGCCTGAGGTTCATTGTGTATGGCGTAGAGTCTACATGAACCGTGATGCGCTAAAAGAGCGTTTCCCTGAAGAACAGTTTGACATGCTATGGAAACAGATTCCATTAGATGCGTCACCAGACGAGCCACGTCAGAAGATGACAGAAGGCACGACTAAGCAAGCATTAGTGTATGAAGTATGGTGTAGAGAAACTAAGTCCGTGTATTGGATTAGCAAGTCAATGGGCAAGATTCTTGACAAGCGTGATGACCCTCTTGGCTTAGAGGAGTTCTTCCCATGTCCTGAGCCTATTTACTCTACGCTGACTAATGAAACGCTAGTGCCTGTACCTGATTTTACATTGTATCAAGACCAGGCTAATGAGCTAGACGTATTGACTGACCGTATCAAGGGCTTGGTAGATGCGCTCAAGGTGCGTGGCTTCTATGATGCTGCTAACCCTGACCTTAATCGTCTATTTACAGAGGGCGATAACAATACGCTTATTCCTGTTAAGAACTATGCAGCCTTTGCTGAAAAGGGTGGGCTTGGTGGTGCGGTTACATTTGTAGACTTACAGCCTATTGCTGCTGCATTAAACATGGCTTATCAAGCTATGGGGCAAGTTAAGCAACAAATTTATGACATCACAGGCATCTCAGACATCATTCGTGGTGCGTCTGTGGCCTCTGAAACAGCTACTGCACAGCAAATCAAAGGTCAATACGCTACATTACGTTTAAAGACATACCAAGACGAAGTAGCTCGCTTTGCATCACAAATCTTACGTATTAAAGCACAGATTATCTGTCAGCACTTTCAACCTGAAACCATCATTAAGATTGGTGGCGCAGAGTTATTGAGCCAAACAGACCAACAATTAGTGCCACAAGCACTTGAGTTGCTAAAAAACAACCCTATGCGTACATTCCGTGTAGAGATTGCTACCGACTCTATGTTGTATGCTGACGAAGCACAAGAAAAGCAAGACCGTGTAGAGTTTATGCAAGCTACTGGCGCTTTCATTGAAAAGGCCATACAAGGCGCACAGCAAGTTCCTGAGCTTACACCATTACTTATGGATTTACTCAAGTTTGGGGTGCAAGGCTTCCGTGTAGGACGTACGCTTGAAGGTGAGTTTGATACGTTTGCAGATGAAGCTAAAGAGAAACAAGCACAAAAGGCTGCACAACCACCAGCACAACCACAGCCAACACCTGAGATGATTAAAGCACAAGCTGAACAACAAAAGATGCAGATGGAAGCGCAAATCAAGCAGATGGAAATGCAAGCTGACGCACAACGTGAAGCACAACGCTTAGAATTTGATAAATACAAGCTAGAGCTAGAGAACAACACTAAAGTGCTTATTGCTGAGATGCAAGCTAAAAACGACATTAAAACTACGTCATTAAACATCAACTCCAAAAAGGTTGAAGATACAATGACAATGATTGATGAAAGCGGCAATCAAGTAGCGCATCCTGCATTGTCTGATTTAGTAAATACTATTAATCAAAATCTACAAATGATGACATCATCACAAATGCACAACAATGAAATGTTATTGCAACAGCAAGAAATGGCGCATCAGCAATTGATTAACAATGTAAGCAGACCTAAGCAAGTAGTTCGTGACGTTAATGGGAAGATTGTAGGAGTTCAATAATGCACCCTTATGAAAACTTAATTAATTCAATTAATGAAAACATGAGAGCAGCTCTTGAAGCTCAACAGCAATCGCATCAAAGCTTATTGGAACGTCAAGCTATGTTGCATAACAATCTAGTAGCTCATCTTAGCAAGCCTAAAGAGGTTATGCGTGATGATAACGGCAAAATAATTGGAGTTAAATAGATGGCGTTAATCTTAAAAGACAGAGTATTAGAAAGCTCTACGTCTACCGGCAATGGTTTGTTTACGCTAACAGGCGCACAGACAGGCTATCAATCATTCTCAGCTATTGGTAACGGCAACACGACTTATTACACCATTCAAGGCAAGAATTCTGACGGCACATTGACAGGCGAATGGGAAGTAGGCGTAGGTACATGGTCAACAGGCAATACATTGTCACGTGATACTGTGCTGTCAAATAGTTTAGGCACGACTGCTAAGATTGTATTTTCTGCTGGTGCTAAAGACGTATTCTGTGACTATCCTGCATCTAAGTCTGTCAATCAAAATGCTGACAATAAAGTATTAATCCCATATACATCTGGCGTAACTAATGTTGGCTCGTTAAATGTTGGCAATGCTACAAGTCATACTGATTCAGGCGTTATTGCTGCATTTACAGCTAGTGAACCATTGTATCTTTACACAAGTTTACAAAACACAAGCACAGCTAATACAAGTTATGCAAGCTACGCTGTCAATGATGGCGGTCATACATCTTATGGTGAATTGGGTATAAATAACTCAAACTACAGCTATTCAGCAGCAGGCTTTCCTAACAATACATTTTCTGCACCTTTAGCCACCTTTATTGAATCTTATGGTGGCCCATTAGCAATAGGCACATGGGATAGCCAAAAGATTAGCTTTATTGTTAATGGTTCTGTTAATACGGCAGATGCGATGACCATTAATGCTGCTGGAACAATAACCATTCCAAGTCTTACAGCATCACAAGCAGTATTTACAGATGCAAGCAAAAACCTAATAAGCAAAGCTACCACAGGCACAGGAAGTGTTGTATTAAACAATGCTTCTGACCCATCAATTGCTTATTTACCAACATTTTTATCAAATCTTGTAATTAATGGAACTTATGCAGGAGCTACTCCTGGTACTAACTCAACTGTATTTGGTCATAGTAATGCAATTGTTAATAATTATGGTGACTCTAATACTGTAATTGGGTATCAAGCACTTGAAAATGATGCTAGTAATGGCAGCAATACTGTTGTAGGAACTTATGCGTTTAAAAACTATATTGCTGGGCCAGATAACGATGGAAGTAACACTATTATTGGCGCAGATTGTTTTCAATTTGCTCAAAATAGTGATTTTACAACTGCTATTGGTGCAGGTATAACTTTGAGTTTTGGAGTGTTGGGCACTCGTTCAGGCACTTATATTGGTGCTGGTATTCAAGCAACAGGCAATAATGAAATTGTTATTGGCGCAAATATAACAGGTAAAGGCGATAACACAACATTAATTGGCAATGCTCAATCAGTCACATATTTTCCAACAACTGTTATTACTGGCACATATACTGTAGCGACATTACCAAATTCAACTGCAACTGGTCGTGTGGTAGGTGCAAGGGCATTTGTAACCAATGCTTTATCCCCAGCATTTGGTGTTACAGCAGTAGGCGGTGGCGCAGTAGGCGTTCCTGTATATTATGATGGCACATCTTGGAAGGTAGGTTAATTATGGCATTATTAAAATCTGTAAAAACAGAATTTGGTATTGATGCAAATTATTGGAATATCATTGCTATTAAAGAAGAATTTAAAAGCAAAGTTATTGAAGTATTAATGGCAGGATATATCAACAAAGAAATGCGTGATGCTAATGTTGATTTTGTATCATCAAAAATAATTATATTAAGTAATTCAGATTATATTGTTGATGCTACTCGTGAATCTGTGTATTTGGCATTAAAAGCTAAAGACTTTTCTGACGCTGTGGATGCGTAATGTTTGGCTTTAGTCCATTTGCAGCACTCCCATTTTCATCAATCAAGCAATACTTATCTAATGTCACGCCTGTTGTATGGGGCGCACGTGGTGGTCTAGGTAAAAAGAAAAAAGAACATGTAAGGCAATCAGCTAGAGCAGAACTAAAAGAATATCTAGCTACAGTATTTGATGAGCCAATCGCAGCAGATTTAAAAGAAGAAGTAGCAGAATACGTCAAGCCATCACAAGGCTTATCAGTTGAGTCTATTGACTACGGCAAGTTAGCTAAGAACGTAGAGCTAGTGCAAAGCATTATCGCTAAATTTCAAGAGATACAACAAGAGCAGGAGGATGAAGCATTACTACTAATGCTCATGTAACTATGGCAATTAACGACATAACAGGCGATGTAATAGCTACTCGCACAATTACAAAAGAGTTTCAAGAAGGTCACGAAAGAATCTTTGGCAAGAAAGAGAAATCAGGCACTAAGCGTTGGGTTCAAGACCCTGTGACATTTAAGCTAATACCTGCTGACAAATATTATCAACCTACAGAGAACGCAGGGCCATACATACAAGACGATGTAAAGCCATATCAGTCAATGATTGACGGACGCATGATTGAAGGTAAACGTGACCATCGTGAACATTTAAAGCGTAACAACTGTATTGAGGCTGGTGACATGCCTATCAAAAATCCTGAGCGACCAAAGGATAATGGCTTGAAAGAGCAAATAGCAAGAGAAGTTTACAACAAATTACGTTATTAACAAGGAGCAAGAAATGACAACAACAGTAAATTTACTAGGTAGCGGAGTGCCAGGTTTAACGGCTGAAGCTATTACAGGTTTTGCAACATTAGCACAAACAGCAACAGGCGCATCACAAGGCTCATTAACATTGCCTTCAGATTTTGTAGTATATACAACATCTACAGCATCTAATGGCCCTACATTGTCAGCAACAGCAGGTACAGGCGATAGCTATTTAATTGCTAACAACACAGCTAACTCAATTAACGTATGGCCTCCAGTTGGCTTTAAAATTGGCACAGGTTCTACAGATGCAGCATTGGCAGTAGGCGCAGGTAAATCTTGCGTATTTTACGCATTAGGTAATGGAAACTATGTAGCAGTTTTATCAGCTTAATTAACTAAAGGAACGCAAAATGGAAGAAATCCAAACTACTTTGGAAGAACCAATTAGCCTTCGAGATACAATCGAAAATGCTATTGAATCAACAGAGCCAGAAACGACCTCACAGGAAGTCACAGAAAGCGTTAAAGAAAGCAAGCCTAGAGATGAGCATGGAAAGTTTGCTAAAAGCTCTCAAAACGCTTCAAATGAGGTTACAGAGGCATTTGATGATAATAAAGAGCAAGAAGTAGCAGTAAAACCTCGTCCTAGTTCATGGAAAAAGGATTATGAGGAACATTGGGGTAAATTAGACCCTACATTGCAAGATTATATTCAGCAACGTGAAGCGGATTATGCTAAAGGCGTATCTACTTACAAAAACCAATGGGATATGGCAGCTCCGATTATGGAAACTGTCAGACAATTTGAACCTTTACTGCAACATCATGGTGTAGCACCTGAGCAATGGATTAGTCAGCTAGGTACTGCTCATGCAAAATTAGTAATGGGTTCACCAGAACAGAAATTAGAAACATTTGCACAATTAGCAAACGACTACGGTGTTAATTTAGGTCAATTGACAGGTCAATCAGGATATGACCCTCAGTTCTCACAATTAGCGCAAGAGTTAAATCAAATTAAGAATCAATGGTCAAGTTTTCAATCTCAACAAGAGATGATGGAACAGACCCAATTGCAAAGTGAGATAGCGTCATTCAAGGATGACAAACCTTACTTTGAGGAAGTACGTGAAACCATGGCTGGACTACTCCAAAATGGCATGGCTAACGACCTTCAATCAGCTTATG